TCTTAAGATATAAATAACTCCAGGTCTTCCATTACCAGAAGTTCCAATTATATTGACAAAATTAAATGCACCACCGCCACCTGATCCAAAACCTGTACCACTAGTTCCCTGTATAAGACCTCCAGCGTAAGCTCCACCATTACCACCAGTTCCTATTCCACTACCGCTACCTATTCCACCAACAGAAATATTTGATGCATTGTAACCAGCGCCGCCTCCGCCACCAGTGCTTCCAGATACAATTGGAACACCTAAATTATTTGTAGTTGATCCACCGTTACCACCAGTTGTTCCAGAGCTTGGACTTCCATTAGATCCTGTAGAGCCTGTTCCTCCAGATCTTGAAGATGATCCAGTTGATCCTCCACCGCCACCTGATCCACCATTACCGCCTAGACCGCCACTAACAGCACCACCTCCGCCACCAGATCCACCAGTTGCAGTATATCCAGCAAATGTTGTGCTTCCACCACTAGTGCCAGATGCCTGTGGTACGGCATTACCAGCTGCACCAATAACAATTGGCATAGAGCCAGTTAAAGTAATTAAAGGAGTTTTTACAACTTGTCCAGATCCACCACCGCCACCACCAGAATTAGAGTTTTCAGCTATAGCTCCTCCTCCACCACCTCCTCCAACTAAAACAGCATATCCTAATCCTGTTTGTGTGTATGTTGATGTTGTTGTAATTGTATCTAGTGTCATACCAGATGTAATTACTGTTGATTTAATTCTTTTAATTCCTATTGGTGTATTATTTGAGTCTGACCTAAACATTATTTTATCGCCAGATACATTTAGTGCAGCGTATGCAGAACCTGCAGCTGAATCTCCTGATACTGTTGAGATTACTGCTCCAGTTGAATCAAAAATTTGAAAGTATATGGCTGCACCACTTGGCCAATTAAATACCCACACTCCAGGAGAAAAAGCAAAAGTCTTTAAATAAAAAGTGTTTGCAGTATCTGCAACAAGATATGTTGGATTTTGCTCTGTATTATCAGGAAAATTACTAATTGCCATTAGGTTGTCTCACTTCCAAAAGCTGAAAAGGTAATTGCATTTGCAGTACTACTTCTTACAGTAATAACATCTGTGGCATCTATGGTTATTCCCAATGAATACCCCGCTGTTGAGTTAGCTGATATAGTAGCATCATATATTATAGCATTAGATGCAGCAGCTGCAGCAGCATTATTTCTTATAAATATTCTAGCAGTAGCATCTAGGGCAGTTGTATTACAAACAACTATACTAGAAACGACAGTCTGTGTGGCTGATGGAACTGTATAAAGATCAGCATTTGATGTTGTTGCTGGAGCAGACTGTCCTAATATTTTATACGCTACTGGCATTTATTTTCCTCCACTTAGATTATACCATTATATTCCTACATACCGCTGATAAGAAAAATATCAGTATATGCTACAACTCCTGCAGCACCAGTTGTTCCTTGAGGTCCAGTCAATCCCTGAGTACCAGTCAACCCTTGAGTACCAGTTAATCCCTGAGTACCAGTTATTCCTTGAGGTCCTTGTATTCCTTGAAGGCCCTGCGTTCCAGTTGTGCCTTGAGGACCCAATGTGACAGATGTTGCATCCCATGTATTATTAGCAGAGCTCCAAGTCCATGACTTTGACCCAACTGTATAAACTTGCCCATTAGTTGGGCTTACTGGAAAATCTATTGGCATTATTTCCTCCTAGTACATTCTATCATGTTAGTCAATTATAAATACCTGTTCATTTGATGTAAATGCTAGATCCTGTGGTGTTTCTATATACCGCTGAGTTCCACTGGCACTAGTAGTAAAAGTTATAGTATAGGAAGTTGCCATTGCTTGTGTTGCAACATTCCACGCTTCAATTACTAAAATATCATTAGCTTCAGCAGTTACAGCAGAACCAGAAAATGTTACAGTTTGTAAGCTATTGTTAAACTCAACACCCAGTGTAGTAGCAGAGTCTCTAATAAAACCAACAACTGAGGATGTAGATGGTCTCCAGATATATGCAGATATTGCCAAAAATGCGTTAGCTGCAGCATTTGATTCATCTGCAGTAAATGCAATGGTCCAAGTATTTGCATTAACAGTTTGAGATCTTAATCTTGGAGATGTAAATCTAGCTATCATTGCAGACTGTTGGGCTGTTTGTGCAAGTGATGCATAAGTTAAGTTAGTTGCTGTAGTTGGACCATTTTGTAAAGATAAGTCTTGATTTTGATTAAAATCTCCACCATCTGTTCCAACTGGCAAAGCAGTAGACTTATCTCCAGCAGTTGGATAATTTGTATTTAAATTAGTTGTTTCTCTAAAAAATAATCTAGTTGCCATTTATCCAAACTCCTTCAAGAGTACATATTTCATTACTATTGATAAAGTCTGGAGTCATTGGTATATCTTTACGATTTTCAAATCCCTCTTCTATACATGCCCCAGCATTTCCTGGTTCTGCAGACCATATTAATGTTCTTGTCCAAATATTTTCTGTACCATCAGGTAATATACTTCTATTTTCTTCTATAACTGTTGAAGGTATTTGTAATGGTTTATTTTCACATAATCCACATGCTATGCAATTTCCATATACCCGCCATTTTTTACCATCAGTATTCTCATACTCAACATACTCTGATGTTCTATCAACTATATTTGTTGTCAAATCTTGTGTAGGTTCAATCATTTTATACCTTTGCTATGCTTAAAATAATTGTTGATGTTTTTACAGTTGTAGCACTATCTACGTTAAATGCCAATATGTCTCCAGCATTGAGAGTGGTTGTCCATCCTGTCAATGTAGAACTCTGACCTTTTACTGCAGAAGATGTTAATGGTTTTGCAGAACCTGTAATTGTATCTGCCACTGTTGGCGGGTAGTTAGCATAAGTATCTTCCCATATGTCAAATGTAATAGAACCAGACACATCATTTAAGACTGTCCATTTTGTAATAGTACATGCAAATGGTATTTCTACATACCCCTTTATTCCTGTTGTAATAACAGATCCGCCACCATCTACAACAAATGTTATAGCTCCGTCTGCAGAACCTCTTAGTCCTTGAATTCCTTGAGTTCCCTGTATTCCCGTAGTTCCCTGTAAACCTGCTTTAGAAAATACAAATGAATAAGTAGTACCATTTGTAAATGTGCTACCGCTTGATATAAATTCAACTGGTATTGTATAAATACCAGCGTTACTTGTTATGCTTCCTGAAATCTGGAATTGTACAGAAGAGCTTCCATTTGAAAATGATATTATGTCTCTTAAACCTAAACTTGCTGCTGAACCACTAGCGATATAAACATTACTTACAGATATTGGAAGAGAGTTATCAAAGTTAAATTGTCCAGCATTTGAAGATGTTGATGTAGTTCCAGAATTAAATACTAGTGGAACTCCTGCTACCGCTCCTTGCACACCTTGTGTGCCTTGAATACCAGTTAATCCTTGAGTTCCAGTTGTACCCTGAGAACCTGTTATTCCTTGTGTTCCCTGTGCTCCTACAAAGCCAGAAGCACTTGTTTCAACCCATTGAGATGTATTTCCATCATTAATATATGTATATTCACTGCCAGTATCTGAGTCTACCCATCTATCTCCTACTGTTGGTGAAGTTGGAGCAGTTGCTTGATATGAATACCCTCCACCACCGCCACCAGATCCTGAAGGACCCTGAACACCTTGAATAGATATTCCCTGTATACCCTGAATGCCTTGTGTACCCTGAGCTCCTTGAGCTCCAGTTCCAGTTAATCCTTGGATACCCAACGATCCCTGAACACCCTGCGTACCTTGAGTTCCATTGGTTCCTGAAGTTCCCTGAGACCCTGTTGTACCTTGTGTGCCTTGTGTGCCTGAAGTTCCCTGAGAACCTGTTGTGCCTTGAGAACCTGTTATTCCTTGAGTTCCTTGTAAGCCTGTAGCTCCTTGTGCTCCTGTTGTGCCCTGTATGCCTGTAAAACCCTGTAATCCTGTAGTTCCTTGAAATCCTGTGGTTCCTTGAGTACCTGTTGCACCTTGCGTACCAGATGTTCCCTGACTTCCAGTAATTCCTTGAGTTCCAGTTGTACCCTGAGAACCTATCGCACCTTGGCTTCCCGTTGTTCCTTGAGATCCTGTGGTACCTGTTGTTCCCTGTATTCCTGAAGCTCCCTGAGAACCAGTAGTTCCTTGAATACCTGTTGCAATAGTTACAAGAATAACTGATAAGCTATTAGCAAATCCAGTTAAACCAGTGCCTCCTGCAGAGTTATAGGCGACTGGAATTTGTACATAAGCATTAGACCCAGGGATAATGGTTCCATTTACTGTAAACCGCTGAAAGTTATCAGAGTTAGAAGAATCTTGAATAAGAACGCTATCTCCAGATTTTAACAATCCTAAAAATACATCAATGTCAATATTTGTTGTAGTTAGATGATCAATGTATAATGCTGTAGCACTAGTTTGAGTTGCATTGTTGTAGCGTATTTTTCCTGGTCCAGGATCGGAATTAGCTGTAGATGCTGTATCTAATGAGTAATTGTAATAGCTAGAGGAGTTTCCACTAGCACCAGTTATTCCTTGGACTCCTTGTGTTCCAGTACCGCCTTGAATTCCAGTTGTTCCCTGTGTACCCTGAGAACCAGTTGTTCCTTGGGTTCCTGTTGTTCCTTGAGAGCCTGTGGTTCCTTGAGAACCTGTTGCACCCGTAGTTCCTGTAAATCCTTGAATTCCAGTCGTACCTTGTATACCAGTTATTCCCTGTGTTCCTGAAGTTCCCTGAGAACCAGTTGTTCCTTGTACGCCTACAGATCCTTGTGTTCCTTGAGAGCCTGTTATACCCTGAGAACCAGGTTGGCCAGTTGCACCCTGCAAACCATTTGTTCCTTGTACGCCTTGTACACCATTTAAGGGAAACGAGGATATTTTAGGCACTTTAAATACCTCTTCTTATTACATTTACTGCTTGAGTGCCAGATACTACGGCAGCATAAATGTGCTCTCCTCCAGATAAATCTATAGATATTGATTGACCTGGCAAAAGCTCATAACCATAAACTGACGATGAAACATTAGGACCTCCAACATAAACTTTCGTAGATGATGAAGGGTTTTGAATTAAAACTGATTGTCCATTTAAATTATAAGTAATAGTGTCAGAAAATCCAGATGTTTGTGAAAGTATTGTTGCTGTTGTTCCGACTGTAATTGTTAGTCCAGTTAATGACATTTTAACCTCACAAATGCTCTATAGCATATCTATAAAATTCTTGTCCGCCAGCTCTTAGTAAGTAGATCCATTTTACACCGTCTGAAGTTGTTACTTTACAAACTCTATGTCCATCATATCCTACCGTAGCTGCATAAGGAACTGTTGCAATTGGAGATAAGAAGCCATCATTTAACCTATATTCAAGAATTCTAGTTGATGACTGAACATGAATAAGTAGTTTACCTTTATCATCAAGGGATGAAAATCCAGCTCCAGTATTAAATACTTCTGAGCCCATATATGTAGTTGGTAAAGAAGTCCAAGTATTTAATCCAATATTATACTGATAAATATTAGCTGAAGAATTACCACGAAGAGCATGAAGTGTATATGGAGAGTTTTGCTTTGTATAAACTAAATCACCGCCACCTTGAACTGTTGCGGGAACAACTGTAAGTGTCGTCCAAGTTTGAGCGTTTAGTCCTGTAGCTACATCTATTCTATAAAAACCAGTTCCGTTTGATCCAGACATATAATAAATAAAATCTGATGAAGGAACTATTTCATACACGCTAGTATTATCTGGTGTTATTGACCAGTTGCCAGTTCTAGCATTTCCAATTACAGTTGAAGCAAGTGTTAGTGTTGTAGCGTTATTTGAAGCAATTCTTCGTCTTTGCCCAGCACCAGTTCCAGAAACAATCAATACGTCCATATTTGCAAAAAAGTTAGTTGTCCAAGATTGACTTGTATCTTGTAATGTTGATGAAGAGTGTGTACCTGTTGCAGTACCCTGTGCATATTCAATAATATATGTATCATTTGCTGCTGGCGCTCCAGAAAATGCTGACGTGACTGTAACCTGTGTTCCTGCAGCATTTACAGATGATATTGTTCTATATTCTCCAGAATATGTTCCAGATGTAAGTCTTAGTCTCATTCCAGCATGTCCTTGCTGTGGAACAAAATCTGATGAATTAATGATTGTAGATGTAGATCCAGATGCAACAGTTCCAGCAATTGCAGGGTCAGTAAATTCTGAATCAACAATCATCATTATTGCTGCACCTAAACCAGCTGCTGCTGGAAGAACTGTTGTAATAGTTGTAAATGTATATGGCTGAATAGTTTGATTTAATGTTGTAATAGCAGTTGTATTAAGATTAAATATTCTCCACTCTGTACTGCCGTTTCCAGTGGTCATCCATAAAACATTTCTTACTGAATCATACTTTAAATCAAGTCCAGAATATGAGTTTGTTGTTGCACCTAAAAATTGCCAACCATCTGACCACGTATCAAATCTCCATAGCTGTGTTGTGCTTGCAGCAGTAGTTGATCCATGCTGAATTAGCCAATAAATATACCTTGATCCGTCATAGGCATGTGCAGACCCATTATATGATAGGCCTCCTGGATAAAATGCAAGCCAATCCCAGGTTGGAAGATCTACGCCTTTTCTTAAATTACTATTCCAAGCTCCCATTAAAATGTCCACCTATTTCTTTTAACAAAGTCTGATCTCTGAGTATGAGACAATCTTAGTGACTCTCTAGCATCAACAGAGTTCCAGGACACGGAACTATAGTATGGAGATGAGTTACCTCCCGTTGGAGAAGCGGTGCTTGCAACGTTAAAAATATTTGACTGAACTGTACCACCAATAGTTCCACCATCAACTACAACTCTTATTCTATCTGCAGAATCTCTAGCAAATGTTAAAAGATTTGCCAACCTTCTTAATGAAGACTCTGTAGCTAAATTATCAAATGCATTTCTTAAGGCCATGTTTTTATTATACACCACTTTCTATCCATAGAGTAAGATCTCCCCCAGAAGTATCCCACCATAAGTATTTAGAGTACGGTGAAACTGGAGCACTATCTTGTATATATGTTGGAATATAATTTTGTGAAGTTATTACATCATAGCCATTTACTGTGGCTGTGTTACCTTCAACTACCAGGCCATTTTTGACCTTAAAATCTTTATCAGTTGTACTCACCGAAGTTCCCTATCCCCTCGGATACATCAAGACTAAACTTCTATGAGAGTCTTGTGTACCTTTACGCTAGTTCCATTTGTTGATGTAACAAGTAGTCTAACATCTCCACCAGAATATTCTGCATTTGTTGTTCCTAGCTGAATATTACTTTGTACATCCGCATATTCAGTTAAATAAACATTGTTGTTTCCATCAATAGTTACTAAAACTTCTAGAACTTCAATATCACTTCCATTGATCATTTGAACAATATATTTAGCTGAACGATATGATGTTGCTGACCATGTATCAACTACGGTTGCACTAGTACCACTAATGCTTGTTGTAGCAGTTCCAATAAGTGCATCAGCAAGAGTTACAGAACCAGCTGTTAGCGAACCAGATCCAATAGATAATGATGCAAATGTTGGACTTGATGTAGATGCTATGCTCTGTGGCAAAGACAGAGTTACTGCTCCAGTAGATGCTGATACTACAACCTGGTTTGCTGTACCAGAAAGACTTGTAACACCAGAGTTTGTTATTGTAAGAGTATCTGTACTTGTATTAGCAGTTAAAGAAATGCCTGTACCAGATGTTACTGACAATGTATCATTATTGCTATCTGCAACAATGTTATCTGATCCTACTGCAATTGTTTTAAATATATTTTGTGCAGAACCAGTGTCTGTGTTTGTTATTGTAAGTATGTTTGATGTTGATGCATATGAAGCACTTATTCCTGTACCGCCAGTTACTGCGTTACCAAATCCATCTATCGCAGATTCAATATCTGTTGTAAATGCAACGGTACCTGATGCATTCTTAAATGTAATTGTATTATCCTGTGTAGGATCTGTAAATGTTAGAGTTGTTTCATTTGTATCATTTGTTCCTTCAACTACAATATTATTATCTGATAGATACAGTCCAGAAACTGTTGGGTTTGTAATTGATGGACTTGTTAAAGTTTTATTTGTTAGTGTTTGAGAAGTATTTAAATCTACAGTAATTCCTGTATTAATACTAAATGTATTGCCAGTTAATGTTAATCCATTACCAGCTAAATATGTACCAGCACCAGAGAACTGAGTAAATACGATAGGGTCAGTTCCAACTGTTGTTACTTTTTCAGTCTGTACCCATCCAGTATCATTATTTACAGTACCGCCAGTTACGAATACAAAGTCACCGCCTTGTATTTCAGAAGAGTTATCAAAGTCGGAAGCACGTACTGCTGCTCCTGATGTTACTGCAAGATAAATACCATTTTGTGAAGTTGTGCTTTGATTTTTTACAAGAACACGGTTTCCAGCAACAAGTGTTACTCCATCAATAACATCACCAGCTTGTAGATCTGATGTTAAATCAATGTTAGACGTTGTAGCGGTAACTGTAGATGCATGAATGTGTAGTCCTTGTGCAATTGCATCAACATATCCTTTTGTTACTGCGTGTGCATCAATAGTTGGTGTTCCATTAATAGTAATGTTTCCAGCGATAGTGATATCGTTTGGAAGACCAATTGTTACCGCTCCTGTTGAAGCAGAAACTTCAACCTCATTTGCAGTTCCAGTAAGACTTGAAACTCCACCAGACGCATTAAACGATAAAGATCCTGCATTATCATCATAAGTGATTGTAATATTTGTTTGAGTACCTGCTGCAATTGCTGCTGCTACTGCATCTTGTGCTCTTTCATCTGTAAACCAAAGATTTGTTGGTGAACCATCTTCTGCAATATCGTCTGTAACAAGTGTACGAGTACCACCAAGTGATGTTGAAACACCGTTAATTGTAATTGCAGAGTTTGAAAGCTTATCATTAGATATTGATCCTGCAAGCTTGGCATTTGTAACTGCTGCATCTTTAATTTCTGCTGTATCTACTGCATCATCTGCAAGCTTTGCATTTGTAACAGAGTTTGAAGCAAGAACACCAGATGTTACTGATCCTGTATCGCCTGTTGTAATTACTGTACCAGTTACGTTTGGAAGAGTGATTGTGCGATCTTGAGTTGGATCTATAACAGTAAGCGTAGTTTCAAATTCATTTGCTGTAGTACCTTCAAACACAACTCCATTTCCATCAACTACTGGAGATGTAAGAGTTTTATTTGTTAAAGTTTGTGTTCCAGTTTCTGTTACATATCCTGTTAAAGATGGAATGTCAGACGTAAGAGCTAAAGTTCCTGTTGCGTTTGGCAAAGTAATTGTATGATCTGCAGTTGGATCAACTACCTGAAGAGTTGTTTCATAATCATCTGGGGTAGATCCTTCAAAAATAATCTTATCTGCAAATGTTGGTGTTGTAGATACTGCTGCATTAACTACACCATTAATATCGTCATATGTAAAAGTGATACCTGTATAAGTACCGTTTGTAAACATGGCACCAGTGGTGTCTTGTAAAAATTCTGTGGATGCTTCTGTTAATACAGGTGAGTTATTAACGGTAGCTGTTGCACCCTCTACTACCAAGCCATTTTTAATACGAAAGGCTTTGTCTACTGTTGCCATTCTTTACTCCCTTGAATCATGCCTTAAGACCAGTGCGGTAATACCTTATGGTCATAGGCGTTAGTGTTGGTATCACTATCATGCTAATTGTACCAGAATTTAAACTAGCACTTATATTTCCTATATTATTTGTTGTATTTCCTACAGAGGCAAACTCTGTGATATTTTGGTTAGTTCCATCAAAAACTAGGTTTATTTCAGTACTTCTATATACAGAAGATAGTGGGTGAGATAGCTGTATCAGGTACTTTACTGTTCTCCATACAGATGTGTCTATTGTGTCAAATATGGTTTCTGACTCTATACCGTTGACTGTTATGGAGTTATTGCCATCGCCTCCCAAAGAATCAGCTCTGTAGGAAGTGGTGTCAATTAAATCAGAGAAGTCTTGTCCTGTTGGCCTATCGCCTGTTTCAAATTTTGACTTTAATTGATTTATTGGTAATATGGCCATACTGTGATTATATCATAAAATGTAATTATTAAATCCTATAATGGCTATTCCAATAGGGGGTACATTTGAAGGACTGTATCCTGGTACTGTTATATTTTGTACCCTGATTTTAAAGGGTACTTCATAAATGGTAAGTGCTTTTGGCAAGATATCTTTAACAACAGAAGACATATAATTATTACAAAAATCTATTACTTCAGATATAAAAAAGTTTTTATTATTTACTAGTGACTTTGGAGATGCAACATCAAAAATATTAATTTTATGATTATTTAAATCTTCTAATACCTTTGAATATTTTTTACCAGTATTACTAAGAACTGTTGCTTTAGCCATTAATTGGTTATATCTTCTACCATTGCTACTTTACCCTGCAATACCGTCCAAACAATTGTATTTCCAGTAGTAGCCATTTGAATATCAAATTGATCTTCTGAATTTAAAATTTCTGTCTCATCATATGCTAAAGAAACTGTAAACTCTCCTGGACCATCATCTGGATCTGCTTCTGGGTTAACTGTTAAGACTACAGTATCTGTTGATGGTCTATAAAAATCCATTGTAATCGTCCAGTCAGATGCGACTAATGGATTTCCGTTGTCATCTTGAACGTACATTTTAAATCCTGCTGTATCACCACGAACTATTGTCCAAACCGATTGAGGAGGTTCTGAGCCAATAGATATATTTTGCTGATTTCTGTATGTAGCCATAGTAATGCTATTATATCACGTTACATTTCATATATTTGATATTGATTTCTAAAAGTGCTATACTAAGTATTGACACCATACGGTGTCAAATGCATTTTAGGAGGAAAAACTTGACAAAAAATAAGATGCTTGTAGGAATGATTAGCAGTGCGGTTGTTTTAGTCCATATTTTAGGGGCTATGCCATCTCATGCTGCTAAGAATAATTTATCTAAACAGGAGCTAGTTGTTATTGCCACCCCAAAGGTGGCTTTTCTGCTTTCTGAGGATAAAAATAACAAAATACTTACTAAGTATGAAAATGCGACAAGTTTAACTGACAGCCAGTTGGTTGAATTACTTGAAGCAGTGGGGTTCAAAGGAAAGGCTTTAAAAACTGCCTGGGCGGTAGCTAAAGCTGAATCTAATGGTCGTCCATTTGCTTTTAATGGAAACACCAAGACTGGAGACTCCTCATTTGGAATCTTTCAGATTAACATGCTTGGCAATTTAGGGGAAGATCGCACAGACAGATATAATCTTGATTTATATGCTGAGCTTTTTAGCCCTGTAAAAAATGCTCAAATTGTATACCGCATGACAAAAGGCGGTACTGATTGGAGCTCATGGTCATCTTATAACAAAGGTGCTATAAATAAATGGCTAGGTAACTTTCCACAATAATATCTTTATGGTATAAAAAATACCCCCTCATTAATTTGAGGGGGTTATTTTTTTTAAATATTAGGCTGTTATTTCTGATCCAAATGCGTTAAATGATAAAGCATCTGCTTGAGCGCTTTGTATTCTAATAACATCTGTAGCGCTCATTGTAATACCCAAAGTAAAGGTTACTAAGCTATTTGACGGAATAGGAAGTGCTTTTAATATTGTATTTGCGTTTGTAGAAGAAACTCCTAATACACAAATATTAACATTAGCATTTACCTCAGTAGCTGTTAAATTTGATATGACTAACGTAGAAACAATTGTCTGCGTGTCAGCTGGGACTGTATACAATACAGCAGAAGATGTGTTAGCTGGTGCAGCTTGTCCAAGTACTTTATATGTTGTTGGCATTATATTTTTCTCCTTAAATATTGTACCACTGTTATGCACCCATTAATAAAAATGCTGATGCTGTAGATTCTGGTATGTCTTGCCATTGTAACCCAGTACCTGTTGTTTTTAAATATTGACCATTTATGCCAGATGTTGAGCCAACTGTCAGTGTTCCAGTTAATGTTAGTGCTGATAAAGAGCCTACTGCAGAAATGCTAGATAGGTTTCCTGTTGTAATGACAGTACCGCTTGTATCTGGAAAATTAATTGACCTATCTGCTGTTGGATTTATAACATTTAGTGTTGTTTCAAATGCGTCATCAGCGGATCCTTCAAATGCCAAACCTGTTGAACCTATTGTTTTATTGTTTATCGTAAGTGTATTGCTGGTAGTTGCTACAACTGCAGTATCAATGTTTATTGAAACAGTTCCCGCTGTTCCACCTCCAGTAAGGCCAGCACCTACTGTTATAGAAGTGATATCTCCGTCATTAGCAACCCAGGCACTTCCGTTATAAAACTGAATTTGATTAAGAGGAGATCCATCAGAATTTTGTCTAACAAAACATATTGTTCCGTGTAGCGGAGAGGTTATTGCTGCATCTCTAGCTCCTGGATTTAAAAAATTGTTAAACCCATCTTTCATATAAACTGTGTAATCAAAAGTTGAAGTATTTAAAAAAAGTTGTGAGCCAGTCCATTCGTATCCTGCTGATGTATCAACTTTTCCACCAATAGCGTACCAGGTTCCATCAGAAGATGTTGCACCTGCTGAAAACATATAAGTTGGTTTTCCATCATTATTAAATACTATAGCCATAGGTATATTATAACATTTCTATTATTCACTAGCTGCTTGCCATTATTTCCCAGTTAGTTCCGTTACCAACTAGGTATGCCCATGATCCATCAGATGCTGGAACAATAGCGCTTGTTGGAGTTCCACCAATTCTTGGAACAACATTTGATGATGCAGAAGCAATTGCACCTGCAGTGTGAGTTTTAAAATAAAGTTCACGGCCAGCTGTTGCTGTTGGAAGTGTCACTGTTGTTCCAGCTGTTCTTTCATTTACGATATATGTGTCTGTAGCAGTAACAGTGTAGTTAACTGTTGTTATAGATGTGTAAGATCTTGTAACATATCCTCCAGTTATTGATACTGCTCCAACTAAAGATGGTGATGAGTTAAATACTAAAGATCCAGTTCCTGTTTCATCTGTTACCGCTGAGAGAAGATTGGCTGATGAAGGGGTGGCTAAGAATGTTGCAACACCAGCACCTAGACCAGTGATTCCGCTTGTAACGGGTACTGTAATACTTCCGCTTGATCCTAAAGATACAGATGTACCATTTACAGTAATAGAGCTATTTGTGAGTGAAGCATTTGCAATATTTGATAAAGTGTTTGTAGATCCTGATATTGTTTTATTAGTTAGCGTTGCAGCTTTATCATCTGGAGAAATTGTTCTTGTTGTTGTTCCATCGCCAATTCTTAGTTGATCGTTTGTTGCATCCCAAGATACTCTTCCATCAGTTGTTGAGCTAGTGGTTGACAGCGTTAAGGTTGGAGTTACTACTGTTGGAGATGTTCCAAATACCAGTGACCCAGTTCCTGTTTCATCTGTTACCGCTGCGAGGAGGTTGGCTGATGAAGGTGTGGCTAAGAATGTTGCAACACCAGTACCAAGTCCACTAACTCCAGATGTTATTGAAACATTTGTTATTGTATTACTTGTTCCTGAAATGGTTTTATTTGAAAATGTGAGGGTATTGCTAGTTGTTGCAACAACAGATGTATCTACTGCAACAGATGGTATTGGTCCAGTGCTGTTTGTAACACTTATGCCAGTTCCTGATGTTACCGCTGTAATGTCTCCAGCTTCGTTTGTATTAACCCATCTTGTTCCATTATAAGTTAAAACTTGGTTAGTTGTTGGAGATGTTATTGTTACATCTGTTAAAGATGACAGAGTTCCAGCTTCGCTAAATGGATACCAAGTAGAAGTATCTTGATCGTACACATACGCTGGCTTAACCTCTGAACTAATAGGAGTTCCTGGTGCTGGAGTATCTGGATCTTTATCAATCCAAATTAATCCAGTAGTTAAAGACAAAGAGGGGGCGCTTGCTGTAAATACGGCAGTAGCAGATGATGGACCACTTCCAATAGATCCATCTTCATCTAACCAAATATATCCGTTTGGGATTCCTAAAATTCCACCTGAAATAAAATCTCCTGGCTGTGGTGGCTCATCACTAACGTCTCCAAGATATGGACGATTTTCAAGCAAGATTATATTTTGTTCAATGTCATAAATATACTTAGCCATTGAATTTGCAACAAGTGATGCTGGAGAAGTATTTCCTGGATCGTAAGAATAAGATCCATAATGATATGCACGTAATGCTGTTTGAATGTCTGCTGCATCTTCAAAACCAGGTATCGCTGTTGGTATCAGCGTACCAATTGACTCTGTTGCCATATCATCACCTCCTTAAAATTATAACATAATATCAAGAAACTGTTGGAGTTTCTACTATTGTAATCAAAATATTTATAGTTACTTCTTGATCTAAACCAGACCATGTACCAGTGTTGTATTCAACTGCTTCAAAGTTAATAACCAAGTTTTCTTCTTCTCCAACAAATGGCGGTATTTCCATTGAAGATGCAACTGGCTTATTATGAACGATGCTATATTGAACACTAAAATTTTCTGCAGTTGGTGCTGTTCCAGTAACTGTTAAAATGTCTGAAACAGGAATAGTTGCTGTTCCAGAACCAGAATCAAATATAACATCATAGTTAATTGAATAAAATGATGGATAGATATCTAGTATTTTTACCCATGTATCTCCACCTGGCTGTGACTGATATTGATAAACATATCCAAGCTCTCCATCAGGAGATGTATTGATATAAACATCATTAAGAATTGGAGTTTGTCCAATTTCAACAATATTAGGATTTCCTATGCCAACAAAAAATTGACTACCACGAACTCCTGCGGGACCAATATCAACAAGAACATCTAAAGTAACTTGAGGTCCAAAAACAGTAATATCATCATTAGCAAGCAATATATTTCTTGTATTGATTGACACTATCAGGTACCTACAATTTGTTCAGTTACGGTTATGCTTCCTGTAAGAAGAGTGTAAACAATTGTTGGTCCATTTGTAACTTGAACATCATAAACATATGTTCCAGCATTAAGGGTTTCTCCGATTGCTGGCAAAATTGTACATGTTACAGTGTCGCTTGTTGAACTTACAACTGCTTGGCACTCAGCATTAAATGTTGGATTTGGTCCACGTGATGTAGCAATAAAAAAATCTGCGGAATAATCAGTAAGGTCAAAATTTGTACCATTAGCATTCTTTGGTCTAATTACAAATTCGTATCTGTCACCTTTGTAGTAAGTAAAATTATATGTACCTGGAAATGCCATTATTGAACCACCTTATAAGTTTTATTATTCACCTTAATAACAGGAGGCAAATATGGTAAATCACTTTTTACTTTTATGACTGGTGGATACATTACAAACTACCTCCTGGAGTTACATTACCTAATACACATATTGTACCAAGAACTGGTGTCCAAACTGTATCACATGTAGATCCTGGGATTGTTACACGTATATCAAACTGTAGCTCTGCCACAATGCTTGAATACGAAGTTCCCCAACGATCTGTTATATAAGAAGGGACAACAACAATTAGCGAGTATCCTTCTGACTCTATTGGAAGATCGTCTAGGATGTTTCCTTGTGGGTCATAGGCTGTTGCCTTGTATGTCCAGCCATCTGTGTCCCATCCAGTTACCTCATCTGCTTCTAAAAAGTCAACAGAGAGCATAGCTGTATTTCCACGAACAACGGTCCATTTAACGTTGATTGGTTCAGCGCCGTATTTTTCAATTTGAGGAGAGCAAGAAGAACAAGTCATAATAATTGATTATACCATAAATACAAGGCTAAACCCGCTAGGGGCAGTGGGGGGTGGTAGAGAGCAACCTAGCGGGCTAGCATATTTATTATAACATTTGTTTATAAAGTAATAAAAATATATTAAACCAGGCGGTATTATTAAAAGTTATAAAATCGTTATAAAAGAAAAAGGGTAAAAAGCTAAAAAACCAGGAATCAATGTGTATACTTAAATATATATAAAAGAAAAGAATATCTTTAATATAGGTTTTTAATATATCTTTTATATATTATATATAGTAAATAATAATTACTTTTTAGAATGATCCTGAAGGTGATTTAACATCATATCAAATACTTTATCCATTTTATCCTCAAGTCTTGTAACCTGATCTTTCATACTTGATCCTGAATTTGGTTTTAATTCGGAAACAACGTCTAGAATGTATTTTTTCATGATCCACCTAACTATAACTCCGACAACACCAAGTATGGATAATATCGTAAATATAAAGCCTGCCCAATCCTGTGGTGTCATGAAATGAATTATATCATTATTTGAGACAAAAGTTCGGCGGTATTTAACTCGCCGCAAAATAGAGACACACACCCCCAAACAGACACCCAATGAATGTAAACATTCAATATGTCTGGATAAGAGTTGACTATTCTAAATATCTGCTATATACTAAAAACCTATGATTGAAAACATTATACAAATACTAAAAACAGGTTTGGTTGAAAAATTAAAGATCCATCACAGCCTGTATAGATTGCCATGCACTGCAGAGTTCCTAGAAGAGCTAATATCATCTATTCTGGCTGAAAATGGATATATTAATGATTGGCAACCAGATAGAAAACATACCATTAGTGTAGATATGAGTATAGAGAAAGGAATGTCATTTTCTGTTAAATCAGGAATGTTTGATGTTGCTAAAAATACCCTGACTTTTTCTGGTTCTCGTCTAGGAAAACACGAAACATTATCTGATATGGTAAATAGTGTAATAGATAATAGTGCTGATTATTATATATGTGTTTCTAAGACAGACCAGGATTGGTCCAATACCCCCGAATATTACATGTTTGTATTTCCATCTACCGTTTTAAAATATGACTCTGACTGGAGTAGAGTTGATTCTAATAGAGGTGGATATAAATATGCTATGCAGATAGATGGGATGAAGGCTTCTATTCGTCCTTCTTTGTCCCATCAGTTGTGGACAACTATTTCTACAGATCTTGTTGGAATGCCCTATAAACTTGATATAATCTAGATATGAGCAAAGATCAGAGCGAAGGTGATGTTAGACCTTGGAATCTTATTGATGGGTCTCCTAGAAGCCCAGAAGAGGTTTCTAAGTCCCGTCTTGAAATATGTCAAACATGTGACTTTTTTAGACATAAGTCTCAGACATGTCGCAAGTGTGGTTGTTTTATGAAATTAAAGACAACCTTAGAAAAAGCTAAGTGCCCAGTAGGTAAATGGTGATGGAGTTCTTTTTTATATTGGGATTTAGCATCATGTGCTTAATGTTTATTACTATTTTTATAGATCATTAAGATCTTGGATGCTTATACCAGTAAAAGTGTCTTCTTTCCCATTTAGTTCCTTCTTGAACTATACCGTCTTGATCACGATCATAGACAACAAACTTAAAACCATCATCTTTTAATGCTACATAGCTAATTGCTATTGATAAGCCTAAATAGACTAATAATACTTCTATCATATTGAGAACCATCCTTGTACCGTTGTTTTACCAGAATCTATCCATTCCTTGTGTAGCTTGTATTGTTGTTTCCAATTAGCTTCATGGGTATACCCCCCACATTTTGGACATAGGTCTTTACCCATATTTTTGTATACATGTTCACAATGGATATCTGGCATGATTTTATTATACCCCAAATCTGAAAAAATTTTTAAATTTCAATTTTGACAAAATCTGAATATTTTTCTAAGATGTATGATGCATGATTTGAATAAACATTTCTAAAAAATATAGTGAGCACACCATTGAAGGTGTGCCCATCTATGTTATTTAATCTAGGGGAGTTGCTACACACTGACAAGGCTCTAAATCATAATCCTGATCATCACCCCAAAAAATAATACCTTGCCCATTGCAATCAGCACAATCAATTCTAGTAAGTGAGTTAATCATTTATTTATTCTCCTCTAATGAATCTGTGTAATCTAGTAATCCCTCATTGTACATAATAGGGTCTAGCTCTTTTAATGCTCTTGATGTATTGAATTCAGTACCCGCAATAATCACAGTGCCATAAACATCATCTAGCATGTCTGCATAGGATTGTTCTATCTCATAATCAGTCATCATTTAGTTAGTCTCCTTATCTTTTAGAATACCCAAAATTAATTCTAGTTGTGTTGCACTTAGTAATGCTTGAGCGCAACCCCATACATAGGCTAAATCCATTTCACCATAGTGTTTTTTAGCAAGAGTGTTAATCTCTTGTGTTATCTCAAAGTTAGTTTTCATTTACTTACCCGCTCTCTTTGCAACGATAGCCTCTATCTGTGCAATCTGTTCTGGTGTTGCATTGCGGTATGCTTGCACACTCTCTCTAATCCATGGAGACTTTTCCATGTCACGCTCATGCTTAATCGCATTGCGTTCTTGTTGTTCTTTTCTTATTCTGTTTAGTGTATCCATTTAATGGGCTACCTTTCTTGTTAGTTAATCTTATTTAATTGTTATAGGAGTATCCTATCAGATACCCCGCCAAAAGTCAAGGCGACACGCCGTTGGCGTGGTGTGATTTAGATCACTTGCTAGAGTAGGTACCCTTAGCGATTAGAGCGTCTAGCATAGCGTAATCTGCTAGGGTCTGCTCAGGTGTCTGAGCGAGGATTTCATTTTGTTTAACAGTGTTCATTTTTGAACCTTTCTTTAATTTGTTTATACTAGAAGTATAACAGCTACCACTGACAAATTTGCATGTATTTCGGGCGTGTCGTGAAACTATTTTTGTGATATAGGCCACATGAGTTATCCACATAGTTATCCACAGGTGTCGGCATATTTTTTTGTCGGCCCCCTGTGGTGTAGGTCACATGTGTTCTACATCACAAAGTCCTAAATGTCCGTTTTGTACCCCTCAATTTGTCAGTCCCCTCTGATAGACTTCCAGTATAAAGAAAATCAAGAAAGGTTCTTGATAAAGAAAGGTTAGGTCAAAATGACTAACACTAAAGTAAACAAGTGCAAGGCAATTGCTTGCACACACTCAGGCTCTTACACAGAGCGTAATCATATTGTGAACAATAGAGTTGTTCGCAAGCATAATCAGAAGTGGCACTTCTGTAATGTATGTGACAAGGTTGTACACCTTGACTATATCGCTTACCATGAAATGAAATGTGAGTCATTTCGTGAATTGCAAAAGAATTGCATAGCGAAAGACCACTATGCTTTAGGCTTTCATAGTGAGGGTGTTGCTTGCAATATGTAAGCAATACCAAAATAAAAAACTTAATAAAATAAAATTAACTAATAAAAAAGAAAGGTGGTCAATAAATGACTACATTAACAATAACAAAATGCGTAGAGCATAACCCTATGGTATCTGCTATCTCTGAGGTATCAGATAACCAATTCACTTTCTGCATGGATTGTGAACAAAACATTGAGCGTTACTACTATGATAGTGACCCTGAGCAATTCCCTATGTGGACAGATTGGAAGGTTTCTAAATGAGTACCTTTTTAACTATCCCCTCCGTATGTGGGGCAACATCTGCAAGCATAGATGTGTATGACTTAGAACTTAACCCTCATGGGGTTATCTGTTGTGACAATTGCAAATCAATTGTGTTATGCCGTAAGGCGTGGGATTTCTTATACAAGGAGAATAACTAAATGGAAAAAGATTTATTTGGATTTGAAAAAGCAATTGAGATTGACCACTTAACAAATGAACAGATTGATGAAATCTTTAACATGTTTGGAGATAAATAAATGATGGTTGTAATGATTGCAATGCTAGTGTTTGGTTTCTTGTATGCACATAGTAATTTATAAGTAAAAAGTTTTTTGCTAATTGTAAAAGGTTAGCAAAAAAAATGCCGACGCATTCGGGCGTGTCGTATTCTGTAGGATGTGTTTAAGATCACACAAAAGCTTCCCCAACCTACGGCGTGTCGCCT